CTGGGTAAGTGAATGCATCGCAGATGCAATCAGTGATGTATGTAAACTCACTGAGAGGGAGCGTCAACTATTCAAGCGCGCACTAACACAGCACATAATTATGCCTCCAAAGAATCTCGTTGGTATAGGACCAATCGAACAACAACACGGACAGCTCATGGGAAGTATCGTGAGCTTCACCGTATTGTGTGTAGCTAATGTAACGGTTATGCGAAGATCACGCGAAGTGAGCGTCGGCAGACCGTTAACAATTGCTACTGCAAACGTCGCCATAAATGGGGACGATTGCGTCGCGAGATTAAATCGGAGAGGGTTGGTGGCGTGGAGAGGATTCGGGAAATCAATAGGTCTCGAAGAAAGTGTCGGGAAGACATACTACTCCGAGCGATTCCTGAATATGAATAGTGCACGATTTCTAGTTAAAACCAGTACTGTCAAAGAGTATATTGACATACCTCTGTATGGTGAATATACAACAGACAGTAGTGAGATCGGATTACAAACGATCTACCGAAAGGAAGTGCGAAGGACAGAACTCTTCTTGGAACATAGAAGGTTCATTAACCTAGACTATGCTTCGGTCTAAAGCGATCCACAAAAGGTGACCTTACATCAGCAAATATTAGTGATGTAGGATCAGAACAATCGTGGGGAGAATAGCACATGACCTGAAGAAGACTTGCCCCAAAAGATTTTGGGCCAAGGCATACAAACTATTCCTTAACAGGAATTGGGATGCAATGCAAAAGACAGGTCGTCCCTGGTATTTACCTGAGAAATTAGGCGGACTGGGTTTACCAGTAGATGAATCTCATCAACCAACGGAGAAAGACTTGCGGTTAGCAGCCGCAATCTATAACCTTGGTTGTCTACCAGCAAAACCAGCCATGACATCTTGGACCATCTGGTCCTTGGCTCTAACAGAGCGCAGGAAAATGGAACAAGAGCAAAGTAGCATGAAAGAGCGGGCCATAGCCACGCTATACGAACATGCCCCCGGCGGAAACGTAATTTCCGAATCCGCACTCATGGGAAGAATATGTGTTAGTCTATTGTTCACGAAAACATTAAGTGAACTTATGACTGAGGCAGGAGGGAGGCAGAAAACTTATGTCTCCCACTGTGACTATATTATAGCACAGGCCTACAAACACATGTCAGTCACGGAGAAATTCTCACGTGACGCACTTCCGGAGCTGATGAGG